GTAGCATCGAGGAATACCGCGATTGACTGCTGCATAAGGTTAGTGTTTATCTCTGAAGCGAGTAACGGATTTCCGTTCGCGAATACTTTATACGCCATTTGTTATGCCTCTTTCCATAGGTCAAGTGTAGTAAGCCAAGTGTTAGGTTCAATGTAGTGACTCACTTTAGTTATTGTGTAGAAGTTTTTTATGTGAAGAATGTCCTGCTCGAAATCCACTCCAAGAAGTTCGCCGGGGAGAAGGAACGCTGCTTCGGTTAGTGTGCCTGTTCTGTCCCTAGTTAGGGTTTCAACACTCTGAACTAGGTTAGTCGGTGACTGGTTGAAAACATCGTTAGCCCACCTGGTTAGTTCTGCTTCGGTGGTTGTATTTAGTGTAACATCCTGCGCGTATCTTCCATAGAGTGAGATCGAGTCCTCATCTTCTACTAGCACCGAAGTAGTGTCATCATCCTTAAGCGTTACCTTGAGCGAGTTGAACACAGTATCGCCGTCTGACATAGTGTCGATGTTGCTCATGCAGAGATGATAGAACGCTTCGTGATTGTTGCCGACTGTATAGACCGGGTTACCTGAACCAAGAACATCCAGACCGCCTAGCAAGGACTGCCCTAGAGTAAAGTAACCTGCACCGACTGGGAAGTCCGGCAGGATTGAAGGGTCTGGTCGAGGAACAAACACGAACTCTTGAGTTGCCGGGTCAAGCCAGAACAAAGCTTGCCCTACCTGAATAGCATCGAAAACCAAAGAATTAGGGATTACATTCTCTAGTAGCTGAGAAGGTATCTCTCCGCCTGTTTCCGCGCTCGTAGAGTGCATAGAAGTGCCGAACTGCTCTGCAATAAGCTCCATCTGTTCATAAGGCGTTACAAAGCCTTCTACAGTTTCCGAGTCGAACAGAGAAATACGAGTGTTAAGCAAGTTCTTCATGTTGTCATAAGCGATAACGCTCATCAAGTTCTTACCATCTATTTCATAGCGAGCGCCGATTGTGTCTACTAAACCGCTCCAAATAATCTGGTCTGTGAGGTCTTTCTCGAGCCTAATTCTAACCGGAACTCCTGGTCTAAAAGCAGCATTAGCAGAAGGGTCAAATTCGTAAGTCTGTAATGTCAAGCGAGCGTTAGCAGGTTGAGCCTGAAAATAGAGATCATCCTGAACGCTTCCGCCGATACTGAGCTGCGCGTTAGCTGTAGAGCATCCTAAGTTCTGCCAAGTAAACCCTAGACCGCCTAGAACATCCTCGCCACCTAGAAGGCTCTCACCGATAATAAACTGTCCACCATTAGAAAGAACATTCTCCCCACCTAGCAAGCTAATGCCGACAATGAAAGCGTTATCTTCCAAGTTAGGCAGGAAGAACTCGACCTTTAGGTCGTTAGCGATGTCGAAGTCGGGAATAGTTGTCATCGTAGCTGTAGGTTACTTCCCTGAGTGCGAAGTCTAGTGTTGATGTCGTTGATGATGTCATCGGCGTTCACTGTAGCGCGGTTGATGTTTACATTTATGTTCGTTGGCGCGGTAGTAGTCTGGCTTATTGGATTGCCGAACTGATCAAAGCGTTGAGCAGGTTGCGAGTTCATAAGTCGCTGTTCGTTGCCCTTGCCTGAGCTAGTGTCCGGTGCGAACTGTAGAGCTGCTGCTGCTGCGTTAGCTTTAGCCATAGCGCCCATTAGCCTGGCGTTAGCTGCGTTCATGTCTTTGAAGTATTGAACCGGGTTAGCAAAGAATGGTGTTGCGCTGAACATCTGCCCGATAGCTCCAAAGACTTCCTGAGTGAATACGCTCATGTGGGTTAGCTGTCGCATAACGCTTACAATGCTGTCACCAAGCCAGTTGAACACCTGCTGGGAAGTGATGTCATTAGCTGCTATACCAAAAGTTTCTGCGAAGCCAGTCATAGCATCGCCAATTGCTGAAAGCTGGGTTTGTGCTTCTCCGCTAGGGTCTGTGAACTCTGCCCAGAAATCCTGAAAAGCAGGGATAACAGAATCAAGAATGAAGCCCATTAGGTTAGACAAAATTGGCATGAACTTCTCGCCTACTTCTGCCCTAAGATTCTCAAACTCTGCCTTTACGATTCTCTGCTGATTGGCAAGTCCGTCTGAGGTATTAGTAAAATCACCTTGGGTTATTGAGGTCTGTTCCATGAGCGTTCCATAACGCCCCATAACCTTGTCTTGCTCTGTGAGTGCTGTAGTTCCATCCCAAAGCCCGTTTTCAAGTAGATACTGCTCTACTCGGGCTGCGCTCATGTCAATGCCAAAGTTGCGAAGTGGCTCTGATTGCCCTGCTAGTCCTGATTGGAATTTAGCGAGTGCATCGCCTACTTCTAGGTTGAAAACAGAAGCAAAGTCTGCGCCTCGAGTAGCGAGATCATCAACAACACCGACAACATTCCCACCTTCTCCGGCAATAGTCTTGGCGAAGCTTGAAAACTGCGTAGAGATTCCAAACAGTTCTGTTTTACTTAGACCTAAGCCCCTGGCAGCGTTGTCACCTAATTCCAGTATCCCTTCGGCTGCATCGCCGAAAGATACCTTTACCGCGTTAGTCGCTTCTGATAGGTCGCTCGCTGCATCTATTGCAGGCTTGATCTGTGAGGCTACTGCTGCGCCAAGACCTAGACCGATACCGCCGACAACTTTAGCGATATTCGTTCCAACAGTTTTGAACTTAGTTTGTAGTTTGTCTAGTGTCCCGGTAGCGCCTTTAGTAGCAGTCGCGAGCTTCTTGTATTCTCCAAGTATTTCTACATTTAGAACTAAGCTCATCTTCTACTTCTTCTTTCTAGCTCTCTCGCGAAAGCTTGATACTGTCCCGGAGTGAGCTGTTTATACTCACTAGGTGCTAAACCTGTAGCTAAACAAAAGTTAGCCATCTTGTCGGCATTAGCTTTAGCTAGTTCTTTCCTTTTGGGTCAGACTCACCTAGCAGCGCTAGTGCCTCTTTCTGTGAAACCTTTTCTGTTTCCTCGAAGGTATAGTTCGGGTCTGCCTTCTTCTTGATCACATAGTAAAGAACTCTTAGCGCTCTACCTTTTGGAGATCCGTTTGAAAATACTTCGTCAATGCCTCGCCCTACTAGCATCTCGATTTCTTCTACTTCGCCTAGTGTTAGGTCATCAAAGTTCATTCTGTGTTCTTTCTATAGTTTGGCTTTAGCGGATTCGGTTACGATTAGCTTCTCCATTTGACTGAAGTAGTTTTCGTAAACTTCTGCTCTAGTGTATCCCAATGCCTTCACAAAGAAGGGCTGTGGTTTGATGTTTCGCTTGAACCAACCCCAGTGGATTGGATTGGCGTAAGGAACGCCTGATTTACTTGTTCGGTTGTTACCTGCTAGAACTGTAATCTTGCCTCGAGCAGTAGCTCCGACTCGAATAGAGTTCCTAAGCGCCCCGGTGCGAACTGGGACTAAGCCTCTAGCCTCTGAAGCAACTAGTTCACCGGATTCTTTTCCAGCTTTCTTGATTGCTTCATTCGGTGCACCAACAGCCTTTAGAGCTTTGTTGATTTCCCGAAGGTTAGTTACTTTGATTCCAGATTGCGCCGGGGCAGCCATAGTTACGCGGTTACGATCTCCACGCCATAGTAGACATCGTTCGCAGGATCGTGAGTAGCGTTCGATACCTCTAGAGTTACTGAGAAGGTAGCTGTGTCGTTTGAGCTAAGACTTAGTGGAGGTAGCTCGTTGAACTTCACTGTTCCGGTGTAGTGAGGCTCATCTGCTGTCGCTGTAGCGTTTCCGTTAGGTGCGATTTCGAATGTGCCTGTAGTTCCGAAGTTAGCCCATAGAACTCGGTATAAAGAAGTAGCATCTCCCGAGGTGATTCCCTCGAGGGTTAGCGCCCACTCTCCGCCGACTCGCTGCTCGCAGAAGGTCTGAACATCACCAGGCGCGTCGCCTAGCACTAGGTCTACCATCGTTGCATCGCAAGCGAATTCGGTGTCATCTATAAGGAACTTGATGTTTTGCGCTTTGATACGCGTAGAAGCTGCCATTTGGAAGCCCTTTCTAAATTGTTATTTCTAATTCGACTGAAACATTTACCGATAGATACTCAGCGTTGTTAGTTTGCATCTGGTAAGGCTCATTCACTCTTAGCACTCGAGCGTATCTAGGCATAGCGTTTAGAACATCTGCTATCGCCTGATCTAGCATTTCAGTAGCTTGTTTGTTTGTGGCTGTAGCAGCGATAACAACAAGTTCTAAAGCTAAATCGTATTCGTTTCCGAGAGTGCTGGGCGTTAGGTATGGTGATGCGCTGTTGATGATAACGATAGGTGGAACTATCCGCTCCGGAACATAGTCCAGAACCTTTAGCCCAGCTGCCTCTAGGTCGAGCTTGAACTCTGCCTTAGATAGCGTTATCTCGTTTGTCATACACCATACCCAACATAGGGAAGAAGCAGCGGATAAACAGCACCCATAGGGTCTTTAGCAACCCTAACGGGGCTGCCATCCATGCTTGCAAACTGAGCAATACCATTTGGCGCGCTTCTCCGGTGAAACAACTCCGAAGCGCAGATAAGAATTGCCTGATCGTGAATGTCATGGGGAACAGTATCAACCGCTCCAATGTAATTCCCAACCTGAGCGCTACCTGCTGCTAAGCAAGACTCAATAAAGTCACCGGTTTCATCGGTTCCAATGTAAGCCTGAAGTTGTGCCAAAGTAACGTGCGCCATTTAGATACCTACTAAGCTACTGTGTCCAACTCAACGATTGCACCTGCGAAAGGTGTGGTAATCGCCATGTATCCGTAAACAGAAACGCTGTCGGTCAAGGTAGTGATGTCACCATCGGTTAGGCGAACTGGGGCACCTGCAGACTCGAAGCTCTGAATAGCTGCGCTGTTTGCCATGTAGCACTTGTTAGCGGTCATCGCTGGGTCTACGATTACTGGCAAGCCTAGTAGAGTGCCTGATAGTCCAGGAACGTTAGCCGAACCAATGTTGTTGTTTCCGTCACCGGTCTGTAGGACTACTGGGCGACCAGTTGTGTCTACAACGCTCATCAAGAACTTGTAAGCCTCTGGTGAAGCAACGATAGCCTCTGGGCGAAGTCCGGTGTTCTCGAAGATGTAGGTAGCACCATCTGCAATACCAGCAACGATAGCTGCGGAAGTTCCTGCGGAGATGTCGAACACCTTGCCGGTGTAGGTAAGTCCCTCAACATGAGCAACAAAAGCTGCGTTAGAAGCGTTAGCGTAAGCAAGGGTCAGAGCGCGGAATACTGTATCTAGGTAGTTCACAGTTGAGCGCTCGATGGTCTGCTTTGAGAAGCTGGTGTAACCGCCGTAGGTAACTACATCTGCTGAAGTGTTAGCGATGGTTAGGTTACCGAAGGTTAGAGCAGCGTTCTCGGCGCTCTGAGCATCTACAGCAATAGTGTTAGCGGTTACCGAAGCGTATTCTACAGTCAATCCCGAAGCTGGTAGAGCTGCGCGAGAGAAAGCAGAAAGTGCTGGGCGGTTGTTGTCAATTAGGTTATTGATCTGACCAACGAATCCTGGTAGAGCAACTGTGTCGCTTGAATCGGAAGCTGCGCGAGCAAGCTCGATAGCTGCTGAATCTCCGTTTAGCATCTTCTTGGCGTAGTCACCCTGAGAGCGAATCTCTGCGTAAGGTGCTACTGATGTTTCCTGGGTAAGTCCTGCTTCGACAACTCGGCGCAATTCTGCAACCTCATCCTGAACAGTTCGAACCTCTAGTTCCATGTTCTCAGACATAGAGCCTCTTTCTTGATTGGGAGTTTCGATTAGTTCGGCTTCTGCCTGTTCTTCTCGAACCTCGGTTATGTTTGCGCCTGCAAAGGCTGGGAACGGAACTACTGAAACCTCTTTCAAGGAAACCTTAGTTCTCGTAATCGTTGAACCTTCTTGCTCTTGTTCGAGCGGTAGAAAGCCCACCGAGAATTTGTTTAAAACACCATCGCGCAGAAGTGTTAGAACTTCGTTGCCTCGAGGCGTATCGCTGATTCGAGCCATGATCTCAAAGCCTGCCTCGGTATCTCTACCTTCAACAACCTTCCCAATAGGCTCCTCATGTCCGTAGAACAGTTTGACATCTGCAACTGAGTCAATAGCTCCCGCTTGGAAGCGCTCGTTGTAAGCTCCCCCAATACTCGCAGACTCACCATAAGGGACTGCAAGTCCGGTTACAGTTCTTTCCTCGATGTCGGCAGAAGCTGCGAACTCTCTAATTTCTAGTTCAGGCATTTAGCCCTTCTTTCTCTCTTACTTCTTCTTCGGTTAGGAACCCTGCTGCTATTCCGGCAGCGTAGTAGTTGTATCTTGTTTCAATGTCTGCCCTAAAGATGTGCTGCCAGTCAAATTCGACTCGCTGCCCTCTAGGTAGGCAGTTAGTTAGAGCATCTGCGATTGCATCTGTATAAGCGCTTAGTGTCGTTAGGTAGAAGGTCTTTTGCTCATCCTGCAAGTTAGTGTAGGTGTCGCTACCGCCGGGAACTGTGGTAATCAACATTCTGGCAGGGACTCCGAATAGTCGAGCGATAGAAACTGTGTTCTGCTCCACAATGTCGGTAAACAGCGCTTCTCTAGGTGATAGCGATACTGCCTGGTAATCGAATCCGTTACCAAGAACAGCTATCTGCCTGTTCTGCTGCTTATTGTGCCAGTTGTTAGTAACTGTATCGGCTTGCTCTACATTTATAGCCTGGTTGGTCTTTAGGATACCGGTAGGAACTCCGGCGCTGTTGAACCAGTTTTTAGCGTAATCGCGTAGATCGAGAGCAGCCGAAACATCTGCTCGACAACTCTCAATAGGGCTAATGCCTCTGAGGTTGCCAGTCTTGCTAAATAGCTTTAGGTGTTCGATTTCCCTCGAGCTATACTTCTTGCCCATGTATGAGTAATAGACACCTTTAGCGATGTCTTGATCATTGACATAAGCAACCGAAACCGAACTAGCTGGGAGAAGTGTAAGGCTGTTTACCTGCCCATTACTCCCGAAGTTTTTATGCCAGAAGGCGTTACCCTCGAGAGCCAAAGAAGTGACTGTTTCAAACATGAAGTCGCGCCTGTTTGAGTTGATGTCTGGCTTGTTGATTAGAACTGGGTTTTCGACCTTTAGCTCGACACCGGTAGCGAAGCGATAAGTCTTTATCGGCATTTTGCTAATAGGCGTTGCTATGATCTGAACTGCGCGGTAAACCGCTGTAAGGGTTAGGGCTGTGTTAGCAGTTACGACTGCTGCCTCGCGAGTGGGAACAGTAGGTTGCGCTGCTCGCTGTTCGGGGATTTGATTAGTAATGCGTTGCCATAGAGTTGCCATCGAAACCTATCTTAGTTACATTAGTGTAATTTAGAATACACCAATTTGTGCGTGTTGCGCTCTTGCACTAACATAAATTGCGAAAATTGTTGCCATTAGAGCATCTATCTCACCATGAGAATCTTTCCGGCTAATCAGCCAGCTCTCTCCCAGATACTTAGTTACTCCGTTAGGTGACTGAACAATAAGCAACGGGTCGTTATT